TAGACGAAATTAAAATAAAGCAGCTTGAAAATGATATTACACTATCAGCTGTACAATATGATAAAGATAGTATTTCTTCAACTAATGCTTTCCACAGTAATGTGGAAGATGAAGTCATTAAAAGAGAAGAACATGGAATAAAACAAAGGATAGAATATTTAAAAGCTGGTATTGTTAAACGTAATTTAGAAAAAGAATTAATCGATAGATCATTAGATTTGTTTGAAAAAGAAGAAAGAAGACTTATAGAAATTAGATATTTTACTCCAGGAAAGATTCCACCATCATGGGATAATATAGCCTTAACACTTTCTATTGGCAGAACTACATGTATTGAAATGAGGAAAAAGATAATATATAGATTATCAGATTTAATCATATAATCAGTATTAACATAGTACAAACCTAGTATTAATGGCGTATGAAGATAGTACAAACTTAATACAAAGTCAGTATGAATTTAACATAATAACGTAATATAATAGTATTGTAGAAAGAGTTAATTAAGACATGGCAAGAGTAATTGTTTCTACTGGAACTAAAGATAAAAGCCCCCTCTTAAATAAAGGCAGCTATTATTAATTTAATGGTTGTCTTTTTAGTTTACTTAAAGGCTATATAAGAGGATTTAAATTTAAATGATAAATTATACTTGAAAAGATATAAGGCTTCTCTAAATAGAGGAGAAGTGTAATGTAGAGTGTCAATTAGTAAGGAGGTATATTTTACATGAGCATTATTGATGCAAGTAAAGATAAAATGATTGATATGTTACTCTCAGGTATTAGTATTGCTGAGATTGCTAGAAAATTAAATGTATCAAGGCAAACTATCTATGTATGGAAGAGTGAAGGTATAGTTATGGCAGAACTAGAGACTCGAAGACAACAATTAAAAAAGACAGCACAGAATAAAATTGCAAGTGATATATGCACTTATATTGATAATATGAAGCAGATGGCCAATCAAAAGACAGATAATAGAGTGAGATTTCAAGCTAATAAGTATTTAATAGACCAATACTTAGGTTCTCCAACTGCTGCTAAAGAAGAAGCTAAGACTCCTACTGGCAAAGAGAATGTAGATAAGAATATTCTAAAGGCAGAGCTTGAAGATATTAAGAATCTAACAGTTGTTAAGTAGTATCAAAAAGTATACCATGTGAGACTATTAATATCTTAACGAATTAAAGCCATTTGGAAGTAATGAAAATAAAATAAAAGGTATCAAAAATATATGTTGACATTTCAAGACTATAAGAATACAATAAGATTATAGAAAAAGTTGGAAATTAGAATAAATGTAATATAATGTCGAAAATGAGGGGGTAGGTTCTAAAAATGAACACTATCAAAACCACGTCGACCAGTTCCACAATTTCTATAATATTTTTAAAAAGTCGAGGTGCTTAACAATGATATATTTTGCATACCATAGAACATCAACTAAAGAACAACATTTGGATAGAGGGATAGCTGAAATAAATTCATTTATTGAAAAAGAAAAGATTGAGTTGGTTAATGGAATTTATACTGATCAACAAACCGGAAAAAACTTCAATAGACCATGTTATGATAAAATGCTTCAGGACATGGCGTTAGCAAGAAAGATTAATCCAAATGAAAATATAGCTTTAATATTAACTGAATTAGATAGGTTAGGAAGAAATAAGCAACTTATATTATCTGAAATTAGAAAAATGCAAGATAAAGGTATAAGGTTAATGGTTTTAGAAATTCCAACAACTCTTACAGATCTACCAAGTGATAGTTCTATAGCATCTATGATAATGGAAACTATAAATAATATGCTTATAGAGATGTATGCATCATTTGCTCAAGCTGAATTAGAAAAAAAGGAAAAAAGACAGCGTGAAGGTATTGCTGCTAAAAAAGCTAGGGGTGAGTGGGAAGATTATGGTAGACCAAGGGCACTAAGTTTTGATAAATTCTCTAAGGAATATAAAAGAGTTCTTACTGGAGATATTAAGCCAGTAGAATGTATGAAGTTACTTGCTATAACTAAACCAACTTACTATAGATATGCTAAAGAATATAATGAAAATAAATAAGTTCATAAGCCAGTAGAAAATAGATTTTGAAAGTGAGGTGGATTCCATCCTCCGACTCACAATATATAGTTCTACTGGTTTATTATATAAATTAAAGGGTTTTAACTCTTTCTGTAGAATATTGTATTTTATGGAAGGGGTGAAATAATTATGGAAGAAGTATTTAATTATGAATTTGTTAATGGAATAATTGAACGATATTTTGATTATAAGTATGGCAAATATATTTTTGAAAAAATAAATTCTTTAGATATTGCAGAAAATACTGATCTAGTATTTCCAAAAAATTTAGATAAAACTGATAGTAGACTGGAATTGTATGTATTTAAAGCGAATAAAATTTATAAGATTTTTCTTGATGAAAAAGATGAGGAAGTTGTTAAATTTAAAATAATTAAGAAAAGTGATATAGACTCTATAGAATTTTCAGTAAATTATGATAATGAATATTGTGCTAAGTTTTCAGGCAAAAATCATATATTAGACTTTAAATTTGATGATGTTATCCAAACTTATGAATTGAAATCTAATAATACTATTAAAAAGATAATAGAATATTTTAATGAATAATTAGCAAAGAAGGTGATAAAGCATGAAAATTCCATATGACTTCGAAAGTGATGAATCACGTAATAAATGGTTGCTTTATCACTTTCTTAAAAAATCTTATACTGATATTGGAATAGATGATAAAAAAGCTGAAGAATTAACGGATAGCAGAATGTTGGAAAGCTCTAAGAATTTGTTTGGGTTCCATGGATTAGCATGGCAACTTGGTCAGATTTCTCTAGAGTTTTTTTGTTTGTATTTTATGCAGGATATTTATTTGCCTAAAGAAGATAATGCAGCAGCTCCACTAGCAGATGTGCATGAAGAACTCTGGAAAGATATTCAGGATAGTATTATTGGTAATGGCCCTGAACAATTAGGAAGAGTGTTACCTAGAGGTACTGGTAAGAGTGCTTTTGGTACTTTAGGACCTACTTGTTGGTCAGTAGCATATAAACATAAAACGTATGTATTAATTTGTTCTGATATAGGCTCTACAGCTGAAAAGTTTATTAAAGATATAAAAGATAATATGATTGAAAATAAATATATTGAATTGGCATTTGAAAAATTACTTGATGATAAAAATAGGAATTTTATTTGTAATGCTACTCAATTAGAATTTGTAAATCATACTTTTGTTGAAGCTATTTCTTCAACATCTCCAATGAGAGGTAGAAAATATAAGAATGTTAGACCAGATTTAATAATTCTTGATGATTACCAGTCAGAAGATGATGTTAGAACTGAAGAAGCTAGAGAAAAGAAGTGGAAAAGATATTCTGATGATGTTAAATTCGCAAAACAAAGGCCTGTGAAACGTGATGGTAAGATAGTTAGAAAAGGTACTGTTCTAATGGCTTGGGGAACTCAACAGCATAAAGAATGCTTTTATAGTAGATTAATTAAAACTGCTACTTGGAAATTTAAAAAAGAAAAGGGAGTTTTAGTTGATAATGTAGATGATTATTTTAATTCTGGATTATGGTTAGAATTTAAAAATATATTAAATAACTTTAAAGATGAGGATAGGCTAGAAAATGCTAAGGAATTTTATTATCAGAATGAATATCTGATGCAATATGATACTCTTTGGAGTGAATTTTGGGATTGCTTAGAATTAGCATTAGATTATTATGAAAATCCTAACTCATTTAAACAAGAAGTTCAAGGCGATGTTGATGCTATAGGTGAAAAGTGGTTCAAATCACAACATACTGAAACTAGAAAAGTAATTGAAACACATAACTTTATAAAAACAATGCTTATTATAGATCCAGCTTCTGGCGGAGGGCGTAAGAATGACTATAGTGCTTATATGATAGGCTCGACTGCTGATAATGGATATAAATATTGTAGAAAAGGGGAACTTGCGAAGATAAATGCAAGACAGAACTTTGATAAATATGTGGACCACATGATTGAACTACTATTGGAATATCCTGAAGCTACTTATGTTTTTATAGAGAAAAATACTTTTAATGGTGCTGATGCAAACCAACTAGAAAAGAAATTAAAAGAGCATCCAATTTTGAAATATAGAAATATAACAATTATTAATGAGACACAGAGAAAAAATAAAGATGATAAGATATCAACAATAGTTCCTTTCGTAAATCGAGGGGAATTTATTTTTTGCGCTGAAGATGAAGAATTTAATAATCAATTCATGGAGTTTGCAGGTCAAAAATATACGCCTCATGATGATGCTGCTGACGTTGCATCTGAATTTTGGCTTAGAGTTGATGATATAAAGATTCCAGCAACTGTACAAATATTTGATAGATCAGCTGCATTATAGGAAGGAGATAACAAAGTGGGTTTCTTAGAAAACAATAGTGAATTATTAAGTAATGTTAAAAGTGATTTTGAAACTAGAAAAATTATATATGATAAAATATATGATTACTGCATTACTGGCAAATCAGATGCCTATAGGGAATATAAAAATAATCCTAAGCGTTCAAACTTAAAGGTTAGGACAAACTTTATAAAAAAATTTATTAAGGAAGAAGTTGCATACTTAGTAAGTAATAAAATCACATATACGAGTAAGCTGGATAATAAAGAGGAACTTGATTTTTTAGAAAAGAAAACAGCACATTGGGATAAAAACCATGAAAAAATGTTATTAAGGGATATGCTTTCTTATGGAAGTGTATATGAGCTTTATTATACAACAAAAGTTAATAATGAAATAATGTTTAATGCCAAGATAATAAGTCCACGTGATGGCTATGTATTATCTGATGATTTTGGAAATATAGAAATGTTTTTAAGATTTTATAAAAAGAAGTTTGATACAAAGACTTATATTGATATCTATACAAAAGATTTTATTTATCATACTGATGAAAGTCTTACAGAGAAGGTTAGTGATCCTACACCAAATAATTTTGGAGAAGTTCCAGTAAGAGTTGGGGCAATAAGCCAATATAAAGAACAGGATACATTATTTAATGAACTTAAAGACTTACAGGATGCTTTTGAAACTAACTTAAGTGATATTGTAAATGAAATATCTGATTATAGACTTGCATATTTAATTTTTACGGGTTGTCAACTTGATACTGTTAAAAAAGATGAAGATGGGAAAACGCAACTTGATTATTTAAAAGAAAAAGGTGCAATGTCAATAGGTGAAAAAGAAGCAAAGATAAGTTTTCTAACTAAAGATATAAATGATACTTTTGTACAAAATAATCTTAATACTCTTAAGAAAAACATGTATGAGATATCTAACCATATTGACACTAATGAGAAAATGCAAAGTAATCTTAGTGGTTCTGCTATTAGAAACAGGCTTATAGGATTAGAGCAGAGAGTAAAAGATAGTGAAGGTAGTATGAAAAATATTATCCAAGGTAGATTGTATTTCTTATTTAAGCTATTTAATAAGATTGAAAATACTGACTATGACTATAGGGATATATCTGCTAAATTTACTTTGAATATTCCACAAGATGATGTAAGTATAGCTCAAATTATATCTCAGATTCCAGAAGGTGTACTAAGCAAGCAAACAGCAAGAACATTATTCAGTTTTATGTATAATTCGGATAGGGAACAAAAGCTTATTGATGCAGAAAACAAAAAAGCTGGTGAAAATGAAGTAGATCTTGATAAGGTAGTTGATAACAATGGATAGAGAAGAAATATTAAAAATTCTATCAAGTTATGATTTAACTGAAGAAGAAAGAGAATACTTATATTTGCAGTTATATTTTACTGAAGAATTAAATAATAAAGCTGATGAACAAATACTAGAGCTCCATAAGCAGCAAAAAGAAAATAGAGATAGTATTTTAAATGAAATAGCGAATATAATGCTATCTTATCCTATAATTGAATCTATTATGTCTATTGGCAGTTCTGACAGGATTAAATTGAAAGACAAGTTAAATACATTAATACAAGATAAAATTCAATCTGAGGTCAATAATGAGACTCTAAAGACTAAAGAATTATTAGAGTCTACTGGTAAAAATAAATACAATATCAATAATTACATAAATGATATTGGAATGAATGTTAATTGGGATATAAAGCCAGTAGAAAATGAAACGCCAGATGAGATTATTAATGATAAAGTCGAGAATAAGACTTGGAGCGATAGGCTATGGGATAATAAAAATGATCTACAGAAGGACCTAAAGGGTGAAATTGATAATTTTCTTAATGGTAAAACTACAGTTAATGAGATTGAAGCGAAGATTAAGAAAAAATTTAATTCTGATGCTTATGAAACTAAAAGACTTGTACAAACTGAAATAGCAAGAGTACAGGAAGAAATAAATCAAGCATGGGTCAAAGAACATGGTGTTAAATATCAAATGTTTATGGCCACATTAGATTATAAAACGAGCACAAGATGTAGAGATCTTGATGGAAAAGTATTTGAATTTAATGATATTAATAAGCCAATCCCTCCATTACATCCGTTTTGTAGGTCAACATTAGTTAATATGCCTAATAAAGATTGGAGACCATCTGAAAGACTTGATAATGTAACTAAACAAAGAATTGATTGGCAGACATATGAGGAATGGTATCAAAACAATAGTGGGAAAATGGCTGGTGTTAGCAAGAGTGATAAATGGCCATCAAAAGGGACTGCTATAAGTAAAGAAGAATATAAAGAATTAAGGGAATATGTAAAAGAAAAAGGAATTGCTTTATCAGAATTTAAAAAGTTTGATGGTGATGTATCTCTAGTAAAAGAAATTATTGATGATATGTCAATGTTGGTTGGTAAATATCCAATACTAATGGACGAAAAGAAACCTTTAACTTTAAAATTAAATTATTATATGGAAGATGAAGAATTTGCACAAGCTAAAGGACATATTATTGATATTAATGGTAAAGCTTTAAGAGATAAGAAACTATTAATTAGTGAATATTCTAATGCTGTAAAACAGGGATTATTTACTGCTGATACATCCTATAGAGCTATAATAAAACACGAAATAGGTCATATAATTCATGATTATTATAAAATTGATACTATTGGAATAAGTAAAGAAATTTTAAACATAAGCCAAAACGCAGAATTATTTAAAGCGTTGAGAAATGAATTATCTATATATAGTTCTTCACGTATAGATGGAAGTGAAATTTTATCTGAAGTTTTTGCAGAATTTTATGATTCTAAAAAACCACGAAATTTTGCATTGAAATTTATGGAAAAAGCTGATAAAATAATAAAAAGGAGTTGATTTTTATGCGACTTATAGGAGAGTTATTATATTGGCAATCTAATAATGATTGGTGGACTATTGATGAAAAAACTAATCAATTTGTATTAACTGAAAAAGCACCAGAAGAAGCTAAAGTTAGTTTTGAAAAATATCTTAAAGACTTAGAAACACATAAAAAATAACAAGCACTTACTTAGAAAAATGAGTAGGTGCTTTTATTATGCAAAAATTTAAGGAGGAATAGAGTATGATAGTAGTTCAATGGGTAGCACTTATATACATGATATTATGTGCTGTGACTGAATTTGTAAAAATATTTAGTGATAAAGAAATAGCCGGAAGAATAGCAAGTTTTATAGTATGTGTATTAGATTTATTAATTATTATAATTTTATTTAATACGATATTTGGTAGCATATAAGGCTTATTTTTATTTTAGGAGGAATTAAAAGATGAAGAAAGTATTTTTAGGTGGTACTTGTGCAGAAACTGTATGGAGAGAAAAATTAATATCTATGTTAAAGATAGATTATTTTAATCCAGTAGTTCCAGACTGGACGGAAGAATGTATGAAACAAGAAAGATATGAGAGAGAACATGATGATTATTGTTTATATGTTATTACACCATCTATGCAAGGAGTTTATTCTATAGCAGAAGTTATAGATGATAGTAATAAAAGACCACAGAAAACAATATTTGCGTATTTGGAAGAAGATGTACACAAGTATGAACATATTTATGAAGAAGTTAAGAAATTTAGTAAAGCTCAAATAAAATCATTAGACCAAGTAGGAAAAATGGTTGAAAGAAATGGTGGGAAGTATTTTACATCATTAGAAGAAGTAGCTGAATATTTAAACAAGTAATTAAGTCTTAGAAATAAGGCTTTTTATTTTGCCCTTAGCATGGCGTAAACTGCTAACTGACTTTAAGCAATAGTCGTTAAACAGGCTTATTTTTTATGCAAAATTTTAGCTTGTGGACGTGTTTCGTGTACAAGTTGATAAATTATACTTTTAAAAATAGAACATGTTCTAGGGCATTTTAAATGGTCTAGAGGATAGGAGGAAATATTAATGAAAAAAACAGAAGTATTAAAACTTATAGAAGGTATTGAAGATGAAGGTTCAGTTGATGAAGTTTTATCTCAAAGTGATTTTGCAAAGTCA